CACTTATTCATAACGAATATAAAAATTTACTAAAATTTATCATATAAAATATGGATTTTATTAAAAGACTTTCGCAAGCTGAAATTTCTTCAATCTTCAGCAAGGAAGGGGAAGTTAACGCTTCCGGAGCCTTCACCCGATTACGCTTAGGCCAGGGTCCAACTCCACGTACTCCTCTGTACAAAAACATTCCTCAAGACATTGTTCTTCAAATGTGGGTTGACATCCTTAACCGTATGAAGGATGATTCTGATTTTGGGCCCGAAGATTCAGGCTACATAGGAGACCTGATCACATATGACTTATCCCGCTCTGAGAAATTTGGTCCACAGGGAGAATTAAGACCATTCGCAGAAAGAGCTGAGGATTTAGCGGGTTACTACCAAAATACTCTTTTTGGTAGCAATATCGACGAGGAATGTATAGAGAAGGTCGCCCTTACTATTTTCGGTAGTAGTCTAAATCAATTAAGACCTCTCTCCCTGAATAACGTCATTAAACGTGATCAATACGACGACAAATTAAATACAAATTCAGGATGTCCAGATTTCACAAAACGTAGCAACCCCCTTGTTACACATAACGCGATTCGGGATGCTGAAACTGGAAGGTGGAAAGATTATCCAATGTGTTTAGGCTCTAGATCACAGAGAGGAAGTGAGCGGTTCATTTTCATGGCTCCGTACTCAATGAATCTTAAAGAGAAAACATACTTATATCCGATGTTGGATATGGTTAATAAATTAGGCGTGTTAGAATTGTCAGCATGGCGGGGCTTCCCTGAAGTAGAACTAGGTTTCGCTAAAATGGGATTCTTTCGAGAAGACAAGGCTTATATGCAGATTGATTATACAAAAATGGATAAATTCTACAATTTTACCTGCAATTCTATTGTCACGAAAGTCGTCGAAAAGGGCTTTCAACCAAGATATCGTGAAGACATTGCAGAAGTACTTGACCATTATATGGAAGTACCTATCCTAATACAAATTGACAAAATGATCGCAGATCCAAAAGGCCATGGTATGCCTAGCGGTTCTGGATTTACCAACTTCAGTGAGACGTTGGTGTCTTTGTATCTATATTATCTTGTTCAAAAACTAGACCCGAGTTATGGTATTGAAAATTGCCAATGCCTAGGAGATGATATGGTAATCTCATTCGACAGAGAGATCCTCAGTAATCGTGAGGAGGGATTTGAAACAATCGCTAAGTATATTGGAGACACTGCGAAGCAATATTTAGGACTAAAAATGTCCGCAGAAAAGCAGCGAGTCGACTCCATTACTACAGTTTACCTACAACGTTTCTTCGACGAGAGGATTCGCGACGCAGAAGGAGTAGTTGTAGGATGTTACCCCAGTATTTTAGCGCTAAATACTGCAGTAAACCCCGAGAGGTACCATGATCCTCGAAAATGGAGTAAAGAAATGGAGATACTTCGATGGCTAATGATTCTCGAGAATTGTAACAAGCTTCCTTACTTTTCCGAACTAGTCAAATTCTTTATTAAGGGTGATAAGTATAAATTAGGATTACTTATTCCAGGTTTCTTCGATTCGTTAACCGTAATCTACGAAGAAGGTAAAGCTATAAAGGGTTTTGTGCCAAGTTATAACAATGATTTTAATGATCGTGGGATCATGGATTTCTATGTTGTTAAATACTTGATACAGAATCGCTCGGCGCTTGAAAACGAGTAACGCCTGG